TTATTCCAGTGGCTTACTGCGAGCATGACGCTCAATTAACTGACCATAAGAATCAAAATAACGACTCGGCCAGATTTCAGAGGGATGTATTTCGAGATAGTTAGCAATAATCCATTCGCCTTTCGGCCACGGTCTGCTGAGAGTATTTGCTAGTGTAGATGAACTGAGGCCAGATTCACGAGAAATAGCCGCTAAGGTTGTACCGCGCTTACGTAATGCAGCAATAATATCGGCTTGATGCCAGTCTTTTTTAACATTGAACATTCCTGCTACCCCTTCCATTAATTGAGAAAATTGATGGTGGCGATTCAAGACAGGGTTCTCACAACTGGGAACTATCTTCCAGCGAGGCCGAAGCCTCCCCTGCCTGAACCGCCATTGAAAGGGCGATAGCAGACACACTGGCAGAAATTTCCTACCAGTGGACGACACTTTACAAGGGTGCTAATCCTTGACCACTGGATTTTGCCAATGGCGGGGCTACTTTAACTGATTGGTTTATCGGACTCAATAAGCGAATCAGTATAAACGCTTAACTTTTTGCGTCATATCCCATTAGATACCTCAAGGTTCTATTGCTGTTTGCACTTGAAAATTTGCCATGTGTCAAAATTCATCAGTGACTTTTTCGTTCTGTTATAGTGTGATTAGTGCGTTTTGTTAGCGATGGGAGAACTTATGATATTTCCGAAAAGTATCGTTTAGACGTCCATGTCCAGATTGGTATGAGGTCAATACATGGCTACAAACCTTGTCATCCTTTTGGCAATTCAGGCCACACAATATCAGGCGAAGTAGAGCAATCAATTCTACTGAGTAACACTCTATATTTACGCCATTCTATGAGCATGGCTTTCTCTTCATCTGTAGCGAGGCTTAAATCAACGGCATCCTGACAGATATCAATTTTTTCATTAGCTGCTCTCAGTAACTCCTGTTTTTGAAATTCAGCATGTTTTTTTAATTCATCTGCCGTTAATGGCGGCAATGGAGGAAGTTTTCCCCATGTAGGCAATCCGTCATTTCCAATGACCCGAGTTTTGCCTATTGGTGGCGTAGCAGTGTATTTTTTGAAAACAGATTCATCAACATCAATTCCATCATTAGGCCATATACCAGATTTTATATAATCCTGTTTCAATACATATGGATAAAATTCATTATTAGAATATTGATATTTCATAAGAATTATTCCATCAATATCCAATCGCCAACCACATAACAGATTGTTTTGTTGGTATATTGGGCAATTCTCCTGCCTTGATCGGACGCCTCATAGGAATTGCAGCCCATGTATTACTATTCATATCTGATGCTAAATGGAATAGTGCAGTGGATGGGTCTGAGACACCCCATAGCGTTACAAGCATACATGATAGCTCATGAGGAAATGGTATAGGGAAATGAGCATCAGCATAAAAAAATCCTTCATTTTCCCTTGAAAACCAAGCTATACCATATTGGATAATTCTACCGTCAGGCATTTTGAACCAATTAGCTCCTGACGTGAAAAATGACATATCCGGTATCTGGTTAGGTCCATTTCCTATAGTTCTATAAACCAATTCTGATAAATCTAGATTCTTTACAAACCCTGCTTTATCAGGAATATCTGCGCCGTTCTGGTCTTTTGACAAACGAGTGTTAGCATTATCATTTGCTACCTTTATTGCTTTAGATGTTGCCGCATGAGTTTCACTATCGCTACAAACATCATTACTGAGAGTTACAAAACCTCTATCATCCAAAGTTGCATAAGGATGATTACGACTTGCGGCATGTTCTTCAATTGCTTCTTTGATTGCTTTTCTGACATCGTCCATTGTCGGAACTACTACGGAGCTATTACTATCTTGAATATTCATAATTTATTCCCTCATTTAATCAACAATACACATTGCTAAATAATATGAAGGCGGTGGGATACTTCTCCGCCAGTGAACATCAATAAAATCGGTTCATCAATATTGGAGAGTACGGCTTGATTTCATTCAGTGGATGAGTTGCATGTTTTAATGGCAGGATGACATAAAATAACAGATGAATAATTAATCAATTTCATCAGATGACTGATAAAACTTAGTAAAATATCTCACCTTTTGAGCATTTGATTTAATTAAACCCCATCAAAACTATCCAGTCTCTGCTGTTGCTCTTCACTTAAGTTAAACGCAAACTCTTCATGCTCTGCCTGCCATGTACCAAAACTCATCAGGAACGCAATCGTAGGATCGATTTTGTTCGCTGATTTCTTCTTGTTTGGTTTGATATTGGCATTCGCGTCCGTTTCCATCACGACATTAGACATCGCCCATGCGAGTACCGGATCGCCGTTGTGACGAATGACCTTGCGATTCACGAACACCTCAGCCGATTTAGTCACGGGGCTAAAGCGCATATAGGTTTGCGAGAATGGCTCAACATCCAGCCCTGCGCCCTGTAATTGAGTGCGTAGGTGTGTGGCGTTCCATGTATCAAAGCCCACCAGCTTAATATCAAAATGCTGGCTGTCTTTGAGAATATCATCACGGATGCGGTCGTAATCAATGCAATCGCCTACGGTAGTGCGTATCCAACCCATTTGTACCCATTGTCGATATACCGCCCGATTCTTATTGGCGGGATTCTGTAGCCGGGCTTCTGGCAGGTAATGGCGGGTCAGTAATAACAGTTCGTTATCCACGGGGAACGTGTAGCAAATACTAGTGATATCGCCTGTGGAAGATAAATCTAGTCCGGCGTAGCACTCTAAGCCTTTCAGGTCGTTTTCATCATAATCTGTCTGGCAGGCTTTCCATGCCCCTTCTCCCATCCACGGCGTTTCACCCTGACACCAGATATTAAAACGTTTAGTCAGCATTTCTGTCCATTGTGAGGGAATGCCCCGCGCTTTCTGGATGGTGTCACGCAAAGCGGCACTGTCCACAGAGATATTCAGATTGGGATTGGCCTTTATCCAGAGTGCTTCATCATCAATCTCGTTCTCGTCGTCCAACTCGTAGATCAGGGCAAACAGGGATGCGTTTTGCTCTTCACCATCCAATATCTGGCAACAATAATCATAGTGCTGCTTACAGGCTGAAATTACATTACTGCCTGCCGTGGTAATGGCAAAAAGAATACCCTCGGGACGTGCGCCCATTCCCAGCTCAAGGGCAGAATACACCGCGTTATCAGGGTGTAAATGGTACTCATCGACAATCGCCAGACTGGGGTTAGTACCTTCGATGGTAGCAGCTTTGGCTGCCAGCGGTTTTAGCAGGCTATTGCTCTTCGGATAGGTTATTTTGTGTTGCTGGATAGCTACCCGTTTCTTGAGTGGTTTGGATAGCAGGCACATCTGACGGGCATCATCGAATACAATACGCGCCTGATCACGACTCACAGCGGCGGTGTAAATATCTTGCTGGCCTGACTCCATCACCAGAAACCAGTTCGCCAGCATTGCGGCAACGGTAGACTTGGCATTTTTGCGCGGCACCTGAATGTAAGCACTACGATATTTCCGCCTTCCGGTTGCTTTGACTTTGAAGCCGAACAGGTTGGCAAAGGCGAATTGCTGCCACGGCTCAAGCATGATGGGTTTACCGCGTAAATGGCCTTTGACGTGCGGACAGTGACGAGAAAAGGCAATAAACCGCGTCACCACCTCCGAATCAAACACATAAAGCGGGTTATTCAGGTCGTTAAAGTAGCGTTTCACCGCCTGTTTTACCCGTTTACAGGCCGGAATTGTGCCGTTTTCGATATCAAAAGCGTATTGTTCCCATGTGTTCATAGTCGGTCTAGCTCGTCCTCTTCCTCTGTTTCCACCGGATTTTTCCGCCGTGATACCGGATCAAAACCCAGTAATGAAGACATTTTTATCATGATTTTTTCAGCGTCGGCTTTGGCACTCAATGAGGGATTACGGCTTTCACTGCCCTGACTATTCACAATGCTAAAGCCCCTGATATCAAGATCTGCTACGGCTTTTCGGTAAATGGCATAGTTGACGCAATACAGCTCTAAGTTGTTCCAGTCGGCGGCGTTTAGGTCTTCCCGCTCGTTTAAGATTTTGCTTTTGGCCTTCCATTGACTAGCGGCAATATCATTTAAATAAGTAGGCGGTTTGGGCGCTCTTGCCATAATGTTCTCTGTTCCTTGTGATTTATTTTCAAAAAAATTGCCGTGCGTAAAAATTGAAGGAGGGGGCGGTTCCGTTCAGAGGGGTGTTTGTCATTTTTGATACCCCCACCCCGTTATTTCATTTAGTTATTATTCCTGCGATAAATAATCGTACTGCTTCTGTCTCCTGCTCCCGATAAGCACCTTGTTTGCGCTTGGCTTTGGTGAGTGGGTCTGTCTGTACCGTTTTACGGTTGTGGCAAGCATGGCATAGTGCTTGATGATTGGATGCAGGCCAGAACAGCACATCCGCTTCACCCTGTATCGGGATGATATGATCCACAATGGTTGCAGGCATGTAGCAGTTCAGCTTGAGGCAATGCAAACATAAGGGATGCGTTTTGAGATACATCAATCTGTATCTGCTCCATCGGTTACTGTAGCCACGTTCGGTACGTGTACCACGCTGCCTGTTCTGTTCCCGCCGATGTTCCTCACAGCGACCAGACTTTACCCGTTGTTTACAACTCGGATAGCTACAACGTCTTAACGGTTGCCACGGCATCAGTAGATCCCCACATCACGATAGACAGACCACAGTGATTTGATGGTAAAAGGCACTTCTTTCAGTTCAACATCTGTCACCATTTCCCGATTTTCATACAACAAGCCGATATAGAGCAGGCAACCAACTTTAATCGCTGGCGTGAAAACCAATCCTTTATCAAAGCGTTTACCGATATGTTGCTGACAGACTACCAACGCAGCATCGGCATAAACCGTTAATAAGCTATCATCAAGGGTGTAACCGTCCTCCAGCCGACAATGCTGTTTGATTTCATTCAAGGGAATTTCAATCCTGCTCATCGGAATATTCCTCCCTTGCAAAGCAGCTCTAGGCGAGTGTATTTCGCATCGGGGATGACCGCCATAATGCTAAAAGCTGTGCCCGTCGTGTTCGCTCCGTGAAAGGTAATGCTGTTCGCTGTGGTCACATCAGCACGATAACGCAGCCAGATACGCACGGTGGCTTCGGAGAATACGGCGCCGGATGCCACCAGCTCTCGTCCACTAATCGCTTTCACTTCTGCCCAGACCGTGGCTAAATCTACCCAGTTGTTGAGTACTTCACCAAATTTACCCCGACTGGCTTCATTTTTTCGGATTGTCACCCGATGCCGTAATCTGCCTGCTCTCATTCGTTACTCTCCTTGTCTTGTTTGATTTCCACGGTTTGTTTCCATGCCTGACTGAATTCATCGCCACCGGCACGGGGCGATAAGCCTTCCCGTTCACGGGCTTCATTCGGGCACATCACACCGGATTTAATCGCTGTCTCGTAGCTCTGGAAACGTTCTTTCGGATTGGCGCGAAGTAGATCAGCTGTGTCGAATTCGACTTGGTAGCGAATGCCTTTTGTTGGTGAATTCATCAGCAAGGCGGATTTGATTTGCTGCTCAAAATTGGCAAGCCACGGGCGCATGGTGATCGTCAGAAATGCGCGGGAAGCCTCACTAAAGTTACTGTAGGTACTGTTCGAATACTCTTGCAGAAAGATAGGACTGACATTGAACATCCGGGCGATATCTTCAATGGTGAAACGACGGGAGGCCAGCCATTCTGCATCCTGATTGCTCATTCCCAATTGTTGATATTCCATCCCACCTTCAAGAATGGGCGTTTTGCCTGCATTGCGAGCGCCCTTATAACGTTCGAGGGCTTCCAGTGCCTTATTGCCCTTGATGCCATCCAGCCAGTCAGCGGCTTTAATCACGCCCGCTGCCATCATGCCCTCTTTCATAATGCTTGCCCCGTGCCGCTGTTGTGCCAGCCCCAAACCCAATGTTTCACGGCAAATCGTGACAGGTGAGCGACCAAGAAAGCCGTCTTCGGTGGCATAACGCAAATGCAACACCTCTTCTTGTAGGTAGGTATTTACCTTGCCGCTATAAGGTTCGGTGATGGTGTAGACAAATCGGTGATCGGATAATCGTTGCGGTACAACCGATGACGGTGGGTAAGGGTGCAACGATTGTGGCTGTCCATCTTTTCCCCAGACTATGACTGCATACGCATTGCCATTTAACAGACAATGGCGCATCAGTGTTCGCTTAAACTGAAACGGGGTCTGACAATCGTTAGGGCATTCATTGAGTAAATAATCTACAGGGTGATCGCTCAACCATTCGCGGGATTCTTTGCCGTGCTGGTGCTGCACCCGATAGAGATAACAGGGCATGGTGGCAACGGCTTCACTAATCACTGTGACGGCGTTCATCACGGCAGGTAAACCCTCGGCGGTCGAGGGGGAAACATGCTCGCCGGATTTGGTATTAGACATACCCGCCAGAGAAAGAAACTCATCAATGCTGATACTACGAGTCTCAGAGGCTTTTCGCTTAAAAGGCCACATAATCACACCTCAGACAATTGCAGCCAGTAATGGCGCAAATCCGCATTGCAGGGATTTACTGCATTCAGGGAGCGTTTGGCAATCTCAACACCGCTTTCAGGGTAGGCGGGTAAACTGGTGACAGTAATTTCCCGTAATTCAGCCTCTAAGACGGTTCTGACATACGGTGTTTGGCTGGTATCCCACTGATCTTTAATGGCACGAAAACCAAAGGACATTCCCTGAATATCACCACGCTCAACCAGTGTCAGCACATCACGCCCTAATTGCGTATCAGGCGGGGTGAGTTCGAAACGTAATCCGGTGGGATCTTCGCTAAGTTGCAATGTTCCAGATGTGGTACGGCCTAACAGGTTCATATGATCATGTTCATACAGTGCCCTGATATCAGCACTTGCCGCTAGACTGGCGCTAAAGGCATTCGGGGCGAACTGTTCGATAAACTCATCCCACAAGATATGTGATCGGCTGTTCCACTTAATCACATAGCCTGTCAGTTTCTTATCACTGGCAGAAAGGGAAGCAGTGCGGATTTCAAAATCATTTTTCATTGGTAGATTCCAGATTACAAAGGGGCGCAGTGCCCCTTACCGTTAACCCGCTTTAGTGCCTTTGATTTCCAGCACCTTGATTGCGTTGGAATCCACCAGCCCGCCGCCCAGATATTTATCGGTATGTACCTTATAAAATCCCGGTTCGGTGATATTGTCAGGACGGGTACGAATGCCCGTTTGATGGTCAACGATGAAGTAACCGCGGTTGAAGTCGCCCAGACTAATGATGTCATCCGGCATAAATTCGAGATAATGGACAGGTAAGCCCAGCAACATATCAGGATCACCCGCTTGCAGACGTTCGCGCCAGATGTAATCGCCATTGCCGTTTTTCAGTTTTTGCACGTTGGCGGCGGTCGTGGAGTTCATCACCCACACTGCATTTTTACGATATTTGTTCCTGAGCAGAAATTTCAGGTCAATTAGGCTATCGGCCTCAAGGCTGGTAACTTCCAGCTTTTGCAGCGTACCGAATGCACGTACCTTGTCAGCTTTGTTATCACGGGGATAAGACAGAAAGCCTTTCGCTTTTTTGCTACCGTCACCGCTAACCAGATCGGTTTCTTCGGTGTCAACAAAGGTGTCAGCGATTTCTGAGGTTAACCAGCCCAGAATATCGACATCGCTAAAATCGATGATTTCTTGGGTAGTCTTAGGATAGGCATAGATAGGAAACAGCTTGATACTGACTTCTTCCATCTTCGGCGTGGCAGTCTCACCGCGTGCCTTGCCTTCTTCCCCGTGGATTACGGCTGCGCCACCGACCGACACAAGCTGTTTATATTCATTGCTGCGTGTGGTCTTAATCGTACAGATTCGGCGCATAACCGACTCATCAGCCAATTGCTGCATGATTTGTTTATTCAGCTCAGGGATAACGGTATAACCGCCGTCTGCGGGAACGCCTGTAGACAGGGAACGAGTTTCACCCGTCAGAATATAATTGCGTAATTCGTCATTACTGAGTTTTTCTCTGGTTGGCTGAGTCTTTACCTGATTGCGTTCTTCATCAGATAAAACCTCATAACGAGTAATTTCGGTATTCAGAGAATCAGACTGGCTGCGCAGCTCGTCGAACTGTTTGGCTTCATCGGGATTCAGTGAGCGCTTTTCATCTTCGGCTTTGGTGAGAAGTGAACGCATCTGGGTAGTTAAATCGGCTTTTTGTTGGCGTAATTCGAGTAGTTTTTTCATAATGTTTTTATATGTCAATTTGTTTTCAATTAAATATATTTAACAGCATGAAAATTAATAATAAAGCTATTTGATTATGCTAAATGATTACACAAAGTAGATGAGAGTATTTTTAATATAAATTTGTAATGAATGGCGATACAAGCCGCCACTCTAATAATAAAAATTATTCCTTTACTTTTATAGTGTAAGTTTTATTAAATCCTGAGGGGCTTTTAAACATATGCCCATAAGTGGCACCAGATATTTTGATGATTACTTCTCCAGCATGTATCAGAGTTCCTTGTATTTTTATGCGGCTATAATCTTTTGCTGTTACTGGTAATACAGGAACATCATAATCACTGGGACTCCATGTTAGACCTGAGTTTGAAGGCGTTATTTCTGCGAAAAACCCCATAGTCCCCGGTGTTCTTATTAATTCATTATATGGAATACCTATCCGAGCATCTTTTAACGAATTTCCATCAGGATAAATATCGACATCTTGACTTGCACAAGCAGAAACAAGGAAAAACAGAATGATAAGTAATATTTTCTTCATATTATTTTATTGGTTTTAAAACCACCAGAGTCATTAACTTGAGAGTTAATAAAGCAAGTATTGTTGATGAAGTTTAGTTTAAGTAATTTCATTGGTGATATAGTTTTAAATTGATATTTCTTTCAATAAAAACAAATCTAACTATTGCTGATTTATATAAAACATATGCCATTTCTAAAAAGTGAGATTAAGATTTACTAATCTAGTATGTAATTATATCATTATATTTTACAGAAATATGTTACTTAGTGTGAAGCTATAATAGCTGATTTCTGTTAGAACTGTTCCGATAATTATTTTGTTTAGTGCCATACTTTATAAAATTTATGGCACATTTAACTAAATTACAGGAGTTCCTATGACTAAAAGATCTGACATAGACAATGGACGGTTAGTTTATACAGAAAAATTAGGATGGTTAGATTTAGGACATGCTAATGGTGATGATGCAAGAAAGCTGATGATCTCTCTTGCTTTGGGGGATGAATCCACTCATAAATCTCATTTTATCGTTAGATATGTTCAATATATGGGTAAAGGGCGTAGCCTAGGGACATCTATAAAAACAAGATGGAGGATTAGAAAAGGTTTATCTTTGCATGATAAAAAAAGAGTTGCACTTACTATTATGATGTATACAACTCATTCATTTGAATCATATCAAGATTCCTTCCCCTTTACTTTAATTTCAGATAGTGGCTATAGTGGTGAAGATTTGATTTCTAACTTATTCGGTTTTTATCAGGCTATCAATGATATTAATTATTTACCTCAAGTAGGGGTAGTCAGTAAAGAAAAAGCATATAAAAGATGGGATTATTATGGAGCTATAGGAAAATATAAAAATAAATCTTTTAAGCCATTATTATTTCCTGATCCTGAAAAGTATCCAAACAATGCGATTCCTTATAATGCTCCCTTGCCTAGTTTTTTAAACACAATAATTCCTATGAGTGATATAAAAACTGGTCAAGACGTAATGCTTATTGAAGATGCAAGCTGGGTTAATATAGGTAAAGAATATGCTGGGATTGCGGTTGAGTAATTTCATACGTATATGCATTGTTATATTTATTTTAGCTATTGGTGTTATTCTTTTTTTTGCATCATTAGCCAATGTTAACTTGTCATATACAAAAAGAAATTTCATTTATTATTACGCATTTACTTTTGAGGAAATTAAGAGCATCCCTTTAATTTCAAATGATTATATCATATACTATGACTCCCCTGATGGTAATAGCACCATGACTAACGAAATTATATTTTCAAACGTAAATCTGAGCAGTTTGACAGAATTAATAAAATACACTGAAAATATGGGATTTATAAAATACTATGATAAGTATTGGAAAGATGAGCGCTGGCATAAAGGTAATACCATTATAAGTATAAAACAAAATGATACTGAACGTACCATTTTGTTTTTAGTTGAGAAGAATTAAAATACATTCTCTTCTCTTATACTGTAACCTGATGTGCCAGCGATGTGATGTGTCCATGTTATGCTATCATATGAAATTGTTATATTTTCATATGGTTGCATATCATTGTGACTTAGTGAATTAGGATAATGGCTGGAGATGTTTTTTATAGCGGCGTTCGTTAATTTAATAGAATAAAATTTTTCCAATCCCCCTGCCGAACTATTTCTATATATTTCAAGCAGGCAATCTAAATGCTCATTATTTGATATTGAAACTCCTAACAATGGAGATGATTTATCAATTGGTTTTGTTATTACTATAGGATGATGATTTACATTTTGCTCTCGGTTAATATCGTGATCTATAGAATAAATCAATATCTTATCCTTATTATCCTCTTGATATTTATTACCAATTGAATCATAAGTTGAGCAACCTGATGATATTAATCCTTGACTTTTACCGTTTAAGGTCATGTAAATAATATTTGCCATTTCATTTCCTTTTGTATGTTATTTTACCCCATAAAAATATATAACCATTCATCATTCTGTCAATAGTAACGTTAATAATTTACCATAAAACAAAATAACAATGATAAAATATATAACATAGTAATTAAAAATACTATCACTCAAGGTAATGCACATTATATTAATGTGACATTCGATAATATTTAGATGAAATAATATTTTGTTATATGTCCTATAATCCATTGTTTAACTGTTAATTTAAATTATATCGTTAAATAAAAGTATTTTTATGTGATAATGATTTTATCAAACAAGAAAAGTGAGTATTGGAAATTAGAAAATGTAATCCTCCTACCAGAGATACCCCCCTATAAATCTTTTTCACCCTCTCAGTTATGCACCCTCTACACATTCTTCTCAAAGCCTTGCTACATATGGGTTTGCAGTAATTAATATGATATTCATTCACTGTATCCCCTGTTCACCCCTTTTTTATCCTAATGAAGAGAATGTATATTTGATGTATAGCTAAGAAATAACTATACATCTATTATTTTCTTTTAAATACAAATAGATATTTAAAATGATGCAGGGAATGCAGACTTAATCCCAAAAAGTTTATAGTGGGGATTTAAAGCCCCGGCATTCAGGCAATGACGGCAACCACTCTTCGGCTTCTTCCGACAACTCAACATTATAAGAATAACCTTTCTTGGTTCGCACTTTCCGATACTCCTTTTTGTACTCCAGCATAATTTTAGGCAACGATTCGCCGAACTTGGTCAGTGTTAACGGGCGTTCAAAGCCGTGCGCTTCCATAAAAGAAAGATAAGCATGATACAAATATAACCTCGGCGCTCGTGGGCTAATGTTCTTAGTGCCCATCTTCATCCCAGTAGCTTCATTGACGGTTATCAAATAACCGCAGAAACGATACAACGGATCGGAATTGCTTTTCACCGTTAATGCTTCGTTAGAGTCGCGTTGCGCCTGTAGCAGTTTTTTAGCCTTATTCTGGTCGGCAAATTCGTTTAATAAATGACGGATAATCACGGGCAGTTCCCGACTGATTTTCTCCGA